TGATTACACTGTGATTTAAGCCCTTTACGATATCATCGGCTAATGTTTCCACGGTTCTGACCGACTTCATCGGGTCCTCATATATGTCTACATTGAGATAAAGGTCTTCAGAGGGATAAGTATCCATTACGCTCTCTATGCGATAAACAACATAAGGATATGTTCTTTCTTTGGGAGCCTTAGCTCTATAAATTCTGTTGTGTTTTGTTGTCAAATATGTCCCTACAATATCTGCAACGCCGTTGCTATTCATAGGCTCACTCCTTTCTTATCTCATCCAAAGCTTCACCGATAGTCTTTTTAATCACTTCAGCATTCTTGACCACTACAGACTTGATTGGATCTTCGTCTCTTCCGGTCATAATTCCACCGACTATACCAGGGCCTGCTCCAGATTTATTGGCGGTGATAGACATTTTGAAACCTATCTGTAAATCCTTTTCTTGTTTCCTCGCCCAATATCCGATTGTCTTAGATAGTATCTTTGTTCTCTGGTCAAAGTTCGATTTCAGTGTGGTTGATCTTATTTCTCTCACAAGATTCTGCCCGATAATGTTCATTACTTTTAAAGGCTTCTCGTGCACTTTCTCGATTACTTTGTCCAGATTACTTTCAAACGTGAATGGTGTTCTTTTTCTGGCCATTACACTTCACTTCCTGTGTGGGTAGTACATATAAGTTCTGTCACTTCGCCTCTGTCATACACTCTGATGATTTCATAAACCTTATTGTTGTACTTCACGCGCTCTTCGTTGTCATAATCAAGTGATCTCACTTCAAACATAAGCTCTGGTTTCAGCCCAACTGTTGCAGCTTGGTAAACTTCCGACTGTCTAACTGATTTTTTATTTACAAATACCTGTTTATAAACCCAAGTTTTTACAACCTCGAAGTTTTCAACTGTTTCGACTTCTTGACCTAATTCAATCACATCTTTCCAAAGCATTACACACTCACATCCTTATAACTAGAGCTTAGAGAGAGTTTTTCTACTAAGTTATCATATGACCTTTGATATTTTTCAGAATCAGGATTATCAAGTCCAAAGTTCGCTTTACAGTATAGGATGACCGCCCGCTTTATCAGCGGGTCAGTCTCCACTATTTTAGTTGCATCTATCTGTGGGATTCTAAGGTCAAGAAGAGCAGCATCGATTAGATCCTGTACTTCACCATCGAATACCGAATTACTTACTCTTAGCTCTCGTTTTACGCTTTCTAGTAGCATGATTACAACCTCCTTTAAAAAGAAAAGGAAGGTTTAAACCTTCCTGCTCTTTCTCTTTACCGGTTTAGCTTTTCCCACCGGAGATTCTTCTACTGATTTTACAAACCCTCTTATTTCAAGTTCATTAAATCTTTCTTCCGAAACTTCAAACTCATCTGAAATATTCCTGATTGTCTTAGCTTCCAAATCTCTGAATTGAACAATAGCTTTAATTTTCATAAGCTATTATACTACGTTGTCATCAAGAGTTACAACAACAAATCCCTTGTCAAATCTTACGTTACCACCAACCATCGCTTCACCCTTGACAGAAAGAAGTCCTTCAGCGAATTTGTAATCCTCTGAAACTCTAACTTCGTAGTCTCCGAATAAACCGATTTTGTAAGCAGATGGATCACCGTAGATCATTGTAGGAATCTTAGCTGCGCCCTTTGTGGACTGAGCAAGTGACGTTACATCGGAACAGATGATGTAAGGCACTGAAAGACCGCCATCCTTGATGATACCTGTATTGGGGTTGCTTCCGTCAGGAGTAATCTCATAGATTGCTTTCTTCTCGTTAGCTCCTCTTACGTCACCGAATGCGATAAGGTCATTCTTGTTAATGAATAATCTTGCGCCTGCGCCCATGTTTTCATCGCCGCCATAAGCAAATACGATTGTTCTAAGTGTCTTCTCGTCAATTGTAGTTGACCCAACAAGTAGCTCCTGAGTCATTGATTCTGGAGCTACTTCTGTATTCACTGCATTGTAGATACCGAAAGGCTGAGTTGAACCGTTACCCTTCACGATGAAGTTGACAACCTTCTTCTTAAGTGCAATCATTGCACCCTGTCTAACCTTTGCTTCGTAATCTAGCGGCGTCTGTCTCTTGACGTTTCTTGAAACGTATGTGAGTGTATCCACGATAAATGGATTGATGGCCACTGTTCTGAATACTGGATCATTAGGTGTAGGCGCAACGCCATCCTCTCCCAAATCAGCAGTCTGATAGGTTTTCTGATAAGCTTCAGTATAAGATCCAACCCCTGAAAGATTTTCAACCGCAACCATGTCAATGATAGAGGACATAATGTTCTGAGGCGCATTGATTCCGTTGATTTCTGTAGGTTTTGCAAGAGTGCCAGTAGCAAGAAGAATGCTTCTAGCTTCCTTAGCATCCACAATCATCTTTCCTGATTCTGCAAAATTCTTTGCTCTTTCTTCAATGTTTACATTCTCCACTTTTCTTTCCTCCTTAGGATCCTCAAACTTCTTTACAACGACTGCAGTGTTATCTTCAGCAACTTTCTTTCTCATTTCCTTGATCTTGGCACCTTCTGTTTCGTGATCTTCTTTTTCTTTCAATAGGGATGCTCTTTCTTCGTTCACACCCTTAAGATCCGCAATTTCCATTTCCTCTGGATTCATTGCATCAATTTCTGATAGTCTTTTTAAGATTTCTGGATATTTCATTATTTTCTACCTCCGTAAAATTTAAATATTTCGATTTGTTTGGTACGCTCTAACAACTCCTGTTTCTCTTTCTCAATTACTCCATCGAGAAAGGAACGAGCGGATATTTCAGTGCCATCGTTAGCGGGGATGCTAACAGCGGACACGTCATATACTTTCTTTACTTTTAGGATTTTTCTTGTTCGAGTTTCGCTGTTATAGCTTTCTTCAGCCACAGTGAAAGCCCATGACATTTTAGTTACTAAGGCAGCTTTAATCTCTTCGTGCATTTCTCTTGCCGCTGTACTTTTAGATAAATCAGCGGAAATAAAAAGACCTCTATCATCTGTTTTGATGACAAGAGATCCATTAGAGGTTCTGGCTAAGACCTTACCCTCGTGGTCGTATTGCATAATCACATCGCTCATATCGGCCTCATCAAAGGCTCTAGAGTCTATTTCTTCATAATATTTTACTCCGTCGTACTCCCACAGTAAGTACGGTGTGAAAGTTGTTGCATATCCCTCTACTCTGTATTCCTGCTCCTTTTCTTCCACAGGATTCATTTCGAAAAGGTTCCTATATTCTCTTTCCTTAGGTTTTAACGGCATTCTCTTCACCTCTTCTCCGTGTTTGTCAAACCAGTCCTTTATCCTTTCGGACCATTGCTCTTTTTCGGCCCTACTCTCATCTTTTTCAAGTCTTTCCAGACATTCTTCAAGACTGACATCCATCTTCTTGTATTTAACATCTAGCCCTTCCACAAAGCTTTTGAATTCTTCTGTAGGATAAGATGTAATAAGCCACGCTTCTTTCAATTCTTCGTCAATCTTTAGCCTTTTCAGAAATGAAAGTCTGTAGTCAATGATATATTGATGGATATTCCCACGTTCTATTGCGGGGTGAGTACCATAAGTGATTGCTCTGGCTATTTCGTCATAGTCGTAAACAATTTGGCCTTCTTTTATTTTTTCTCTAACATATGTCGATTTTCCTGAACAAGGTGGGCCATAAACTACATTAAGCTTCATCTTCTACCACCTCATTTTCCATCAAGGCTCCCTCAGCATTTATAACTTTGTTTCCATTTTCATCGATATCCACATACTCACCGCGAATCCTACGCTTGTCTCCACCTTCGACGTGGGCCATGTTCCAAATGTCCATCACCTGGTTGAGAGTGATCAAGCCTCTGTCGTATAGCTGTGTAGATACCTGTAGCTTTGTCTTATTGCTTGCGTACTGCAATCTATTAGCAGTGAGCATCACTTGATTTCCAAAAGCAATTTCTTTTTGTGTGAAAAGCATGTTTGTTAAGACAAGGGATGCTTGCAAGGCAAATGTCTCAATCTCACCCTCATAGTAAGAATTAAAATCATCTTCTGTATAACTGTTCTGGATCATCTTCTCGTTTGTGCCCAAATAGTTATAAACGTTGTTTTGTATCAAGCTCATTTGTTTATCATCGACAATGAAAGGTTTACTGTCTATTTGCTTAACTTCTGAATATTTCGCATCGAACATCATAACGCCCGATTGGTTATCTGACGATAAGTTTTGCTTGCTAAACTGATTTCGCTCTTTCTCAATGTCTTCTGGCCTGAGATTTTGCCCAAGTTTCGCCATAAATCTAATCATTGCTGATTGTTTAATCGCCTCTTGCATACCTTGGTTCTGGATGTCCAACAGTTCCATGGTGGGATTTATAGGTTTGTTCCTAGACCCAAATAGATCATCTTCATAGTGGTGATTGGTCATTATCCCTACCTTATCCAGTTCGATTGCTGCCCTTTCACCGTTCGAAAAAGTATATCTTAGCCATGGCTCTCCGCGAGATTCGATAACCTCAACACTCTGAGGTTTTAAGGGATACAATCCAACCACGGTCTTAGAATCTTCACCATAAAGTGGCACGATAAACGCTGTGTTTTCCACTTTTAATGCTGTCGCAATCCTATAAAGGAATTTATACGTGTCCATCCATGGGTTAGGCTTGAATTGCAGTGTTTTCTCAAGCTTCTTGTAAGCATTCCCTTGTATTTCGGGCTTTAACTTCGCACAGTGCTTCGCGTAAGTGTGAATTGCAGCTCTCGTTAAATCCATTTCATAAAGTCCACCGGAATACGAGGTGAAACTAGGTGCGTAAGCTGTCAGAGTCTTAAAATACTCCATCACTAGATTTTCTACCTTCTTTTTGTTGTTCGGAAAAATCTTGTCTAATAATCCCACTTTTTCACCTCCTAAATCATTGCATTGTAATTCTCGTGATGTCTTTCTAATGTGACATAGGCGTTCAAAAGTGATGCCATACCATCTATTCTCCGCCTTTGATTCTTGCCTTTTGCAGGCTGTAT